CGATGGGCTGGGCGCCGGCCACGCCGGGTGTCCCCCCGGCGGGCGATGTGGCCCCGGACCGCAGGTACGACTTGCCACCTACGCCGCCGGCCAGTGCCACCCCTGCGGCCGTGATGGCTCCTCCACAACCGCCGCCGCCCGCCGCCCCGCCGCCGGCAGGGAACAGGAACGACCCGCCGGGATCGCTGGTCCCGCCGACGCCACCGAAGGACATCCCGCCCTGTGCGAGCGCTCCGCTCCCTGCCGAAGATGTGCCGCCCGGGACCACCGCGCCGCCCAGGGTCGAGGCGTATGCCGTCCCGAACGTGGCCCCGAACCATGTGTTGCCGCCGGCGCTCCCGCTCAGTCCATCCGTCGAAGCTGCCGAGATGGCAGCCCCGCCCACGCCACCAGCGCCCACATTGACGTTGACCGTCGCCGTGAGGTCCACGGCCCGGAGCTGGGCATTGGCTCCCGATCCCCCGCCGCCTCCCGCGCCGCCGTAGACGGCCGAGCCGGAGGCGCCCTTACGTCCGCTGCCACCTCCGGCACCTCCGCCCACGATCCAGACCTGAACCAACCTGGCCCACGTCGGCCGGGTCCACACGAAAGCCCCGGCGATCGCGTAGATGTCGGATTGCGAAGCTCCGAACAGCGTTGGCTCGACCGCGTCGTAGGCCACGCGTATGGAAGACATGGTCCGGGTGAGCGACGGGACGAACACGTCGTAGTGGCCTGGCTCGGCGAAAAACATCCCGCGCCCGTCGGCACCGGAGACCAGGCCCGGGTTGGCCTGGATGCCCGACTTGGTGCGGTCGGTGAACAGGACGGCGGGCATCGAGCTTCCCGTCACCATGACCGTGTAGGCGGTTGTGGCCAAGGGGCCGCCTTGGTCGTCGGCGAGGCGGACCTCGTAGTGCCCGGCGAGGGTGGCCACTAGGCGCCCAAGGGGTGAACGGTCACGAACCGGTTGATGGCGTACATGGTCCCCGCCGAGTTGATGCGGTACTTGGCCGTCGTCGTGATGCTGCCCGGGTTGAGCCCGCCGAACACCAGCGACATCCCGGCCGAGAACGCTGCGAAGGCGGTGGGCGAGGTGAAGAAGAGCGAGTAGAGGTCAGCGGCGCCGAGCGTGTAGGCACCGGAGAAGGCAACCGACATCCATGAACCGACAGCGGCGGTGTTGGTAGCCAGGCCAGCGGACCAGGACACGCCGATGATCCCGTTGGCTCCCACCGTGCACACCGCTGCCGGTCCGGGCGAGGAGTCCAGGTCGGTGTAAAGCGTCGATGTCGTGCTGGCCTGTGCAGCGATGCCTGATTCGACAGGCGTGGTTCGACGGTCCAGGTCCACGAGCTGGTCGCGCGTGGCGTTGAACATGGCCGCCGTGGGATATTCGCCAGTCGTGTATGTCCGAGGCGTTGACCAGCCCGTTAGGACCGCCTCCCCGCGGCCAAGGCTCGGGGACCGGGTTGGAACTGCGGGAGGACGTCGCCGGGACCGAGGCGCCGGCCGTCCATGACCATGCCGGCGAAGTCGCGCGGCAGTGGTCCGTCGATCAGGTTCTCGCACTGCAGGTCCAGCAGAGACTCCCGGCGCGGGTCCCAGTTGCGGTGGGCCACCTTGCGGCGGTGCAGAATCGAGTCGGCGCCTGCGATCACGGCGGGGGCGGGGAACTCGACGGCGCAGACGACACCGCAGCGCAGGCAGGCCCAGTGGGGGTTCTCGGGCCAGGCAGCCTCGGCGTTGGCGCCCTCGTCGCAACACAGGGGGTTCGGGCAGTCGGCCACCCACCGGCCGTGGGAGACGTAGGCGGTCGTCGTGTCGGGCGAGTCATGCAGGGCGACGCCACGCTGCATGGCAATGCAGGCCCAGGCCAGGCGCACGTGGTCGACCGTCGTCAGGTGTGGGTAGCCGTCGAGCATGGTGCGCTGGTCACGGATCATCGGCGCACCTCCACAATCAGTAGGCCAGCTTCGAGGTGCCAAGGGCGGTGGTGCCGAGCACCCACCAGTCGGCGGAGAACGGGTCAGACGGGGCGAGCTTCCAGGTGGTCGTCCAGCCCCGGCCGGTGAAGTCATGCGAGATGCCCTCGATGCGACAGTCGAGGGTGATCGCCGGGCCGCCGCCGGGGGGGCGGCGCACGACGGTGATGAGGTCGCCCATGCGCCGACCGAGCATCTGGGGGTACATGGCGTCTTCGGCCCCGTTGGGGATCATGGACATGGACTTGAAGCGGATGTGCGGGTCCTTGTAGCGGGTGAGGATGAAGGCAGCGTCGTCCTTGGACTGCAGCCGGGAGAAGGGCAACGGGCCACGCTCGTAGGTCCGGGGGCCGTAACGGGTCTGACTGGTCGTGTCGATGGCGTACTGAGGGTCGAATCCCTCGGGGGTCACCTTGATCTCGTTGCGGATGTACTGGGCAGGGCTGGACGGCTCGAGGGTTTCGTAGCTGTAGGGCTCGGCATCGGTGTCGCCGAAGGTGCCCTGCGACACGGTGTAGGGAGCAGCGAGGAAAGCGTGGCGCTCGATGAATGTGACCTTGCCGGCACCGTCCATGAACAGCAGGCCGTCTTCGGCCTCGCCGAGGAGCTGCATGTGGTCGAGCTGTGAACCGTTGAGGGTGGCGGTGGTCAGTTGCGTGGCGCCAGGGTTGATGGCGCGATCACCAGCGGGCCAGTTGTTGACGTCGAGGAGGGAGTTGAGCCGCTGACCGGTCGTCTGGCCGACGGTGCCGGTCCCGCCTGCGAGGTAGTGGGCATAGATGCGGGCGGTGGACAGGGCCACGCCGTTGTAGATGGCGAACTCGTCGATGTTGCCGAGCAGGGGGAAGTCGCCGTAGACGGTGGCCGGGGTGTTGCCGATGGCGTAGCCGGTGATGAGCTGGTCGGGCATACCGGAGAAGCCGGACACGGCGGTGGTCGAGTCCACCCCGTCGATGAGGATTCGCACGTCTGAACCGCTGTTGACCTTGACCACGACGTGATGGGCGAACCCGTCGTCGAACGCTCGACCGCTCCAGGCGCGGAGTACTCCGGCGTTGACCTGCATCTTGAACTCGAGCTCGCCGGGGCGTGTCTGTGCGTAGTTGTTGACGAACAGGGCGATCATCTGCGAGATGTTGATGGCACCGTTGTAGGCGGTGAACAGGGTTTTCTGAAGGCTGCGGTCCCGGCCGGTGCCGGCCCAGAACTCGATGGTGAACGGGAACAGGTCGATGAGGGTCTTGTCCGGGATGCTGACCCGCTGGTTGAACTGGGGGGCGAACGACTTGTCGGGGTCGCCGGCGATCAGGCCGGTCGCACCCTGTGAGCCCTGCGGGGCAGATCCCGCCGACTGGTAGTTGCCGTCGTGGCCGTTGCCTGACGAGTCCGCGGCCAGCGACCCGGTCTCGCCCAAGCGCAGCCAAACCTTCGGGTTGTCCTTGGCGACCTCGATGGCGTAAAAGGAGGGGCGCAACTTGGTGCGGGCGAACAGGGCGAAGGCGTCGGAGGCGTCGAGGTCGACCCGGGCGGAGAACGAGGATTCGTAGATCTGGGGCCAGTCCTCGACGTAGCCCCGGAACAGCGGGTACATGACCGAGGCCCAGGAGGAGACCACCCGGAGATGGGCGCTGGGCACGACGTTGGGGTAGTAGGGGCTGGCGGTGTTGTTGGGGTCGAGGCTGCGGTCGTCGTTGCGGACGACGATGTGGACCGTGCCTGCCTTGACCCGCCCTTCTTCGATCTCGCGGCCGCTGTCGGTCTTGACGCTCTCGACCTTGCCAATGGTCGTCCAGTCACTGACGCCGGGCGTGGTGTAGGGGTTGATGCCGAAGGCGACCTGGCAGTAGACGTCGGGCAGGCGCAGGACGCCCGCGACGGTGCCGGTACCGAGAGGCATCTAGGTGTCCCCATGGTCTAGGTCGTGATCGCGTTTCACCATTTCAGCTAGACCTCTGTCAAGGTGAACGGAGCACTCCGTGAGGATGCCGCACAACCCATAGACCCGACGCCTATTACTCGTCAGGATGGAAGCTATGGACGAACCGTTGATGACCATTGATGAGCTAGCCGCCTTCCTTCGCATCCCCAAGGCGACTATCTACAACTGGAGCTACCGGGGCGGCGGCCCAGTGTCCTACCGGGTCGGCAAGCACCTCCGGTATCGACGAACGGATGTGCTGACTTACCTGGAAACGCTCAAGCGGGGGTGAGGCGGAGGTTCTGGCCGCGCTGGGCCATCTTCTGGAACTCTTCGAGGGTGTAAGGCGAGGTGAAACGTGCGAACGTGCGACCGTCGAACTCGAACACGAAGGTCGGGCCAGCGCCCGTCGGTCCGGCGGCTGGTGCAGAGGGCGCAGCCGGGGAGTCAGCGAACCCCTGCGCTGCGGTGGGCGATGCAGACGAGGCCGCCGATGCAGACGAGGCCGCCCCACCGTAGAAGCTGGTCGGGACCCATGAGCCATCCTCGGCCTGAACATATCCCGCTCGCCCCCTATTTGGGTCATGGGCGTCGTTCCATTCCGGCGATCCCCAGTCAGTGCGTTGTCCCGGCTGCACTGGGCCGGTCCAGCCTGCGGGGTAAATGATGTCCTCGTAGCCATACGGGGCGGCTGGCGAGATCGGAACCCGTTCGTGGACAGAAAAACTCCCCGGGCCAACTAGGCCGCCAGCGGAGAACCCGGCCGCGCGCTGGATGAACGAGGACAGCCGCTCAGGAAGCACCATTTCGCCCGGGTGGAGATTGCCCGGAACGATCCCGCCCCGGCCGTAGGTGGCGGCGTGTACGTGGTCGTAGTGGTCAGCGGCTGCGATGGGGGAGGTCCGGCCGCCGTTCTTGATGCTGAACCCGGCCGGTGTGTAAAACATCTCCTGCAACGTGGAGGCGACGTTCAGCAGGGTGTTGAAGAGGTGCATCATGTTGCCGCTGACGAGGTCCACGGCCTTGCCGACGTAGTGCAGCGAGCCGGGGACGTGGTGGCCGCCAGTCGTGCTCGTGACCGTGTAGGGCTCGCCGACGCTGCTCAGGTAGTTGGTGATCGCCTGCCACCCGGAGCCGACGGCACCGCCGCCGATGCCGCCGGCTGCGGCCAGCGGGTGGTCCTTGGCGTACTGCGTGGCCAGGTCGCGGGCCTTCTTGTCGACGATGTCGCTGATGCCGCCGCCCCAGGCGGCTATCTCGTCGGTGCCCGGCACCCTGGATGACAGGTCGACGTAGCCGCCCATGGCATAGCCCTGAGCGTTCATGTGGTTCAGCGCCGGAACACCGATGGCGTTCACGGCGTCTTTGCGGATGACGTACTCGCCGGGCGTCAACCAGGCGGGGACGGTGTCGCCGGTCCCATGACCGGGGATGAGGCCACCACCCGCGCGGAACTCTCCCCCGCCTCCCTGTCCAGGACCGAAGTCGGCGTAAGAAATCTTCGCCTGGACGCTGATGTTTTTGTCTTGGATGTTGCCGAGCGCCACATTGGCCCTGTCGGCGAAGGAGCGGATGCCGTCGGCGAGCCCGCCGAACTGGTCGCCCACGAAGGGTAGATGGGAGGCCAGGTCGACGAAGTTGGCGACAGCGTTGGCAATCGTGGTGATCAGTTCGCCCATTGCCTCCCGGGCTAGGCGCTTGATCTCTTCCCAGATCGTGCCGAAGACGTTCTTGATGCCGTTCCAGGCTTCGCCCCAGATAGCGCCGATCACGGCGACGTTCTCGGAGATGATGCCCTTGACCAAGCCGATCGCCAGTTCGACGGCGCCACGGATGTAGTCCCACGCTGCGCCGAGGATGGTCTTGATACCTTCCCAGGCAGCGCCCCAGTCACCGTTGATGATGGCCATGACTACCTGTATGGTGCCCTCGATAAGACGAATCGTTGTGTCTATGACGTTCTTTATGGCTTCCCAGATAGGCACAATGATTGGGAGAAGGGCGTTGAAGATGTCACCAATCACGTTGACGACGTGGCGGACTGCCTCTGAGATCGCCGGCCAGTTGGCCTGCACCCACGCGACGGCCTTGGAGAACTGCTCGATGAGCACAGCCATCACGGCCTCGACGACGGGCACGACGTTGGCCTGAATCCAGGCGATCGTCTCGCCGATGGTGGACTGGATCTGGGGCCAGTTCTCTCGCACCCAGGCGATAACCGAGATGAACGCCTCTCGGACCCTGAACAGGAAGTCGACGATGCCTGAGTCCTCGTGGACATTGAACGCCTTGCCGAACTCAGCGGTGAAGTCTCCGTGTGCGAAGAGGTCGAAGACACCACTAATGGCAGAGGCGATCGATCCGAGGACGGCGGAAGCCGTGTCAACAGCAGCCGGGAGGTTGTTCGCCAGGACGGTCGCTACCTTCGAGATGGCGGGGAGGAAAGCGGTGCCGACCTGCTCCTCGATGTTCTTGAAGGCAACGCTCAGCTTCGCCATGGGAGAGGCGGTCTTCTCGGCCGACCCGCCGAACTCAGTCGTCAGCTCCCGGAGGATGATCTTCTGAGCGCCCATGGTGTCGCCCGCGGCGACCATGTCCTTCACCTGCTGCTTCTGTTGCTCGCTCAGACGGACACCGACCCGCTGGAGTGAGGTCACGCCGTTGATGGGGTCCTGTAGGGCCTTGCCAATCTGAATGGCGGTGCCCTTGAAGTCGGCGCCCTCAGCCGTGCCGCCGTTCATGGCCACGGCCATGTCGTTGATGGCGGCCGTCGCCTGGTCGAAGACGTTGTTACCGGCACCGATGCCGTTCTTGATGTTGGTGAACGTCAAGAGCAGGTTTTCGTTGGCCGCTATCTGCTCGTCGTCGATGCCTGTGAGCAACGAGAGGCGGTTCGACAGCTCGTCGACCTGCCCGGCCGTGACGTGGGCAGCGCCACCGGTCGAGGCGAGGACCGCTCCCGTCTGGGCAAGCGTCCGGCGAGCCTCGTCGGCTTCACTGAAGGCGCCCTTGAAGAAGGTGGCGATACCAGCGGCGGCCGCTCCACCTGCCAGTAGCGCCGTTAGGCCACCGAACCGGGAGTGGAGGCCCGAGATGTGGCCTTCGAGCTTCTGGGAGTCGTCTCCCAGGTTCCGCATCGCCCGCTGAGCGCCGGAAGCATCGCCCAGGATCGTGACCTTGAGTTCGCGTTCGCCCATGGGTCACCTCCCGTCGTGCTCGGCCTTGCGCCGTTTCATTTCTTGCTCGAAGAACGACAGGTACTCCCGCAGCTCCCCAAAGGGCATGTCCTCGAAATCAGCGCCGGTCATGCCGCCGTAGAAGACCGTCAGGGCGGGTAACTGCCGGCGAAGTGCCCGCCTCAGGCCGGGGGGTCCGGGGGTGCCTCCTCGTCGTCGCCCTCAGCGGACACCTTCACCTCGCCACGGCGCAACATGCCGTAGTTCAGACCCATGTTCACTGTCTCGTACCGCAGGCTCCGGTCCAGCTTGCGGCGGGCCAGCCAGACCAGGCCGGCGATGATGTGGAGGTCGCCGACGCCGTTTCCCTCGGCCATGTTCATGATCGATCCGGCCAGGGATGCCCCGGTGTGTCCGGCGAACTCCTGGGCGTCGCGGCCGCTCAGTTCGTCGAAGTCGAGGCGGTAGGTGTTCTCGTTGACCTTGATTTCGAGTACCGGCGGAGCGTCTTCGTCTGCCATTTAGATCGCGATATCCGTCGACATGTACTCGCAAGTGATGCCCGCCAGGGTTCCGTTGTTGGCGCCCTCGAAGGGGATCTTGGACACGATGACGTCCGGGCCGCCGACCTTGGGCGTCTCGCCGGTGAAGTGGACCTCGGGCACGGTGATGCGGAAGGTCTGGGCGTAGGTCGAGGCGATGATGGGGCCGACGAACTCCAGGATGAGGGCGGCGGCGGTGTCGGCGGCGAACAGGGAGTGGAAGGTGGCGGCCGAGTCGAACTCGGCGGACAGCGAACCCATGACCTCGGGGAAGTCGTTCTCGAAGGGCTCGGACTTGAGACCTCCGGTGCCCAGGTACCAGCCGTCGGTCTTGGACTTGCGGTCGAGCTTGACCGATGCGTCGTCGACCTTGGCCACCGAGGTTCCGTTGATCTTGAGCGTGCCCTGGCTGAAGTTGAACGTCCCGGCGGCGGCGGGGTAGGTCAGCGTCGCTGCGGCGGTCGAGACGTCCACGTCGCGAGCGTCGATGTCGAAGCTGGCCTCGAGCAGGTTCTTGACGCTGATCGTGAACTCGGCCGACATGATCTTGCAGCCCATGAAGGTGAACTGCTGCACGATGGCGTTCGCCGAGTCCCGGAGCTGCTTCTGGATGGTCATCGACTTACCGGAGCAGCCGCCCAGGTTGTGCGTCTGGAGATAGGCGGCGGAGGCCGCCTGCTGGGCGATGGTGGGCGTGCCGCCGAGGGCCTGCTTGAGCCAGCGCCCGAACCCGACGGTGGGGACCTCCATCTTCACATTGCCCTTGGCGTCGCGGGCGGTGAGGGCCCGGCGGCTGCCACGTCGGAGGTTGATGGTCTGGGACCGCAGGCCCTTGGACGTCGTGATCTGGTTCTGGCGCTCCAGGGACTCAGAGGTGAACTCCACTGCGCGATCGGGGGTGACGATGGTGCCGTAGACGGTCTCTTCGGCGGTGGCCAGGCCGGTGGTAAGACCGATGGCGGTGTTGGGCATTACGGCGTCTCCTCATCGGTGGCGGCCAGGTCGGGACTGTGCTCCTCGCCCACGGCGGGCGAGATGGCGGGGTCTGTGGTGTCGGGCTGGTCGGGAACCTCGAACGTGGAGGCCCTTCGGGGCTTGGCGTCCTTGGCGGCCTTGGTGGTCGGCCGGACCCAGCACGCGCTCTGTTCGAGGAGGCGTTCGGCCAGGTCGCTGTCGATCTCGACGGGCTCGCCGCGCGGCACGTAGACCGGCGGGTAGGGGTTGTCCTCACCCGGGCCCGAGCCCTCAAGCTCCACTCCCTCGGCATATGGCCCTACGTAAACCAGTTTCGTACCCATAAGGGCCTCCTTATCGGGGGAACGCTGCGCGGGTGACGTCTGCCACCATGCGGGAGTAGCTGGCGATGATCTGGGGCGATTCGTGCCTGATGGCCGGGTAGAGGAAGTAGCCCGCGCTCTGTCCGCTGCCTCGCCATGCCTTGAACTGCGGGTATTTGCCAGCGGAGCCGAACTCGGCACCGAGGGCGTAGGGGTAGCGGTCAGAGCCGAGCTTCACCTGGGCCCGGGCCTGTTGGGCCAGGGCTTTGATCGACGGCGCGGCCTTGGCGGCGACCCCACCGAGTGACTGAGCACCGGCCCGGGCCTCGTTGGCGACTTGGGTGGCGATGCGGAGATTGACCAGGCGGACTTGCTTGGGGAAATCCCGGTCGATCTTGCGCAGCTCTCGGTTGAACTCCTTCAGGCCCTCGACGCGGATCGGGTCAGGCATCGACGTCTGGGACAACCTCGGTGAAGTCGGCGATGAGGTCGGCCGTTACGCCCTCCAGGGTGATGGTGGCCTTGGTGAATGAGTGCTCGCCGTCGTCCGTGATGCCAACCGACCAGGTTGCGGACAACACGCCAGAAAGAACCCGGCCGTCCTGATCCTCGATCCGTGTGCCCCACGTCCCGCCGGGGAGACTGGGGCTGCGATCACACCGAATGCGGAGTCTGATTTCCTCGGCCATCAGGTGATCCTTTGGCGGCACTCGACGAGGAGGCGGAAGAAGATCACGAACCCGGCGCCCTCGGCAGGCATGACGCCGTCGGTGGTGTCGCTCGATATCAGGGCGGTGCGGACGGTGCCGGCGAGGGTCAGGTCGGACTCGATGACGGTGCGGACGTCCTCCCGTAGGGCGAACCCGCGGGCGTCGACGTCGGCGGGGTTGCCGGCGGGGTCGTGGACCTTGATACCGACTTCGAGGTGGTAGGTCTCCTCCATGCGGCGCTGGCCAAGGGCGGCGGGCTCTTCACGAGGGTCGAAGACGCCGAGCAGGGCGACCACTTCCTGCTCCTCGTAGCTGTCGGGGGGACCGAAGGTGACCTGCACGCCGGTAGTGCCGGCGGCGAGGAGGTTGAACAGGGCCTGACGCGCGGGCCCGATGGAGGAGGGCATCAGCCCGCGTTGTGCGACCGCTCCCGGCGGCGGTTGGCGACCTCGTCAACGAACGGAATACCGAAGGGGGTATTGGGCCCGGGCGTCGAGGTGCGGACGATCCCAGCTGCCGTGGACACCGAATACTGGCGGTTGCCGGAGTTGTCGGAGGTCACTCGGTCGGCGATGGCCATCTTGGATGCCTGCCAGACGTCGCGTGGTGGGGAGTCGTGCCCGTACTCGTAGGCCAGTGTCATGGACATGGCGTTCAGCGGGGGCCAGTAGGCGAAGCTGCGACGGGACACCAGGCCGGCGTCGTTGTAGGTCAGGTCGGCCACTTCGGTCGAAGTGAAGGCCACCGTGGCGCCCGAGAACGAGGTGTAGGACAGGGACCGGATCGTCCGCAGGTACATGTCGGGAAGCACCACGTTGCCGGTTGCCCCCCACGTTGGGTACATGGACGAGTCATAGCGAGGAGCGGTGACCGTGGCCCGGCGGTAGCGGGGCACCCAGGCGACGCCGGTGAACTCCTCGAACAGGTCCTCGAACCAGCGGCGGGCGTCGATCAGGCGCGAATCGGGGAACTTGGCGTCGTCGCCGAGGTTGGTCTGCCACCGCAGGTCCGCCAGGCTGATGTAGTAACCGCCCACGACCTCGTGCTGGGTCGTGTAGGCCCCGGCGGTCGCAACGGTCCACGTGGCCGTCAGGAGGTCCAGGACGGCCGTCTGAGCCGGAGCGAGGGCCAGCGTGGAGACGTTGCCGGTGGTCGTCGTCGCTGTGCCGGCTGCAACCACGACTGTCCCGTCACCGCGCGTGACTCCGACCGTGACGGCACCGGGCGGGGTTGCCGCGGTGCCGTCCTGGTCGACGTTCACAAACGTGATCGTGGCGGCGGTGCCACGTTGGATCCGCTGGCCGCGCTGGTCGGCCAGAAGTAGGGTCACCTCCGGCGCTGAGGAGCCACGTCGGCGGTCGTGACCGCAGTGGGAGCGTTCGCCGCGGGGGCGTTCGCCTTGGGCTTGTCGGCATCGCGGATCGCGTCGAGCTGAGCAGCGGTGGTGGGGTCGATGGTGCCCCCGGCGGGGACCATCTGCACCCCCTCCTCGGGCTGCGACTCGACGAGCTTGCCCGTCTTGGTGTCGATCCAGATGCCGGACTTGGAAACGCTGTCGGCTGCCATCACGCGGCACCATTGAAGGTGATCTTGCCCACGGCCTTGGGGTCGAACAGGGCCAGGCCGGCGCGGGTCTCCAGCAGCAGCGTCAGGATGTTCGACGTGAAGTTGGAGGCGTGCGAGTCCGTCATGTAGGCCGTCACCTGCTGGCGGTCGAGGAACGCCAACCCCATGGGGTCGATCAGCATGGCCGTGCCGGAGGCGATGGCCGTGGAGCGGACCTGCGTGAGGCCCCACGCCGTGCGGGTCGGGGCCGTGGCCGAACCGCCGGTGAAGTCCGGGTTGGAGTGGATGCCGGCCGTGGTCGAGTTGGACAGGTCGAACAGCTCGGCGTCGGCGGGGTTGAGCACGATGATCTCGGGGACGCTCTCCACGTCCTCGAGCAGCCGGATGCCGTGGCGGATCGAGATGTAACGGGCCTCGGCGGCACCGGGGGCGTAGGTAACGATGCCGGTCCGGTTGAGCAGGCCCTTGATGTTCGGGGCGATGCCGTCGCCGTTGATCGACTGGGCGTCGACGCGGCGCTTCAGCGAGTAGCGCAGCTTGGTGTCGAGGTAGCCCATGACCTGGGGCACGTCGGCGGCGGTCTGGCGGGTGATGTTCGCCCAGGCGGCGATGACGGGGATCGCCTCGGTGATGACGGCGAACGTGGGCCCGGCCTGGGGCTTGGCCGCGGCCTCGGTGACTTCCACGGCCTTGTCGGCCAGGTCGGCGAGCGGGGTCTGGTCCTGCACGTACTCCACGACGCCCTGGGTGACGGGGATGGTCGGCAGGAGGTCGGACAAGAACACGCGCCGGTTCAAGAAGTCGTTGCCGATGCGGTCGAGACGCTGGGGCCGGGTCAGGGCACCACCGGAGGTGGCACCGAGGGTCACGTTGGTCACGGCACGCAGGTCCATGTCGGTGGTCAGCGTCGGCGACGTGCCGCGCGCACCGGCGGACAGCCAGTCGTTCATGCCCGGCGTGTCGGCGAACCGCTCGCCGAGGCTGCGGACGTCGATGGTCTCGCCGGAGTCCCGGTCGAGGTAGGCGCCGAGGAGGTCGGAGGTCGCCGAACCGATCTGCTCGGCCCGGACCTCTTGCTCGATCTGGGATGCGAGGCGCTCGTCGACCGCGGACAGCGTCGACCGCAGCTCAGTGACCTTGGTGGTCTCGTCGTCGTCGTAGGCACGGCCTACGGCAGCGTCGTCGATCGAGCGCAGCTCCTCGACGAGCTTCTGGCGCTCGGCGAAGTTGGCCCGCACGATCTCGATGGGCTTCTTGTTGGGCATGGGGGATCTCCTGATGAGAGGTGAAGCAGACGGGTTTGGGAGGGTGGCGGTGGGGGTCGCCCGGCCGTCAGGCGAACCAGAACGAAGGGCGCCTGTGAACGGTGGGGGTCGCCCGGCCGTCTTCGGCATCGCTCTGGTCCGGTGGTGCATCGCCCTCGGGGGGCGCGATCACGGTCCGCAGTTCGTTGCGCTCAGCGGCGGCAGCGACGACGGAAAACTCGATGCCGAGGTCGTCGGCGAGGGAACGAAGGGCCATCTCCACGGGGGTGTCGGTGTAGACGGGGGCGCAGGTGGGGGCGATGTGGTCGAGGGACAGTTCGCCGACCGACCGCAGGGCCATACCATCGTCGGTCACGGACCACTTCACGGACTTGGGGACGGCCACGAACCCGAAGGACGAACCTTGGACGTCTCGACGCTCGATCTGCACGGCCACGTCGCGGCCGGCGGTGGTGTCGGGTAGGTCGATCTCGTAGCGAAGCTCGTCAGCGTCGTTCGTGAGGCGGAGGGTGCCGGCAGAGGTCCGGCCGAGCATGAGGTGACGCTGGTGTTCGTGCAGGGCCATCACGTCGCGCTCGGCGATGGTCTTTGTGGCGGCGCCGGAGCGGATCTCCTCATAGAACCGCCCGCCGATGGGCCTGTCAGAGCGCACGCCGTAGCGAATGGCGATGCCGCTGGCGACGAGGCGGCCGTTCTGGTCGGTGCGGATCTCGGGCGGCTCAGAGAGGGAGCGGACCTCGATGGGGATCATGGGCGGTCCTCCTCCGAACGGGGGTATGCTTCACCTTGTTGTCGGCTTGTGAATAGCGCGGCCAGGGCGTGTCGCCCGGACGCTCGGACAGTGGGCCACCGAGCAAGTAACTCCGCTAGCCTGGCGTGTCGCCAGACCCCTCCTCATTGGGCAGTGGAGGAGCCGACAGCACCATAAGCGCAGGAGAGGACTCCTAAGGTGAGCCACGCCAGCATCGACCGAGAAGAAGTGCTTGCCTTTTTGCGCCAACAGTTTCCGGGGTCAATATCAAAGCGAAAGCTCAGTGGGGCGCTGGGCCGCAAAGACTCACGCGTGAACCGAGCGGCGCAGGATTTGCTGAGAGTCGGACTGGTGATCCAGGTAGGCGCATCATGCAGATGGGCCGCCGTCCCTCCGGCGGAAGGGTGGGCCAGGGATGAGTGGATGCTGAAGAGCCGATGCGGCTGGGACTACAGGGATGCCCAAAGGGGACATCGGTCAGCATCTGGCGGACAGAAAGTGCGGTCAGGGGATGGATGATGGATGCCATGACCTGCTGGTCATAGTGAACGCTGCACACGCCGTTCCGGAGTGCGTACTTGATGTTGGTCACTCGGGTTGGCACCACG